AGAATTTGTAGTTCCTCCTGGAGAACCTGCTGGTACAGCAGATATAACAGAAGTTGTACTTGCATCTACGATAACGTAGTTTTTAGAACCTGTTCCAATAGATACAGTTGTAGAACCGCCAGATGAAATTACAGCAGTTCCACCTGAATTATTTATAATAACATAATCTTTTTCAATATTAGGAACTGTAATTGTAACTGTTGTTGCAGATAATGAACCGGATAAAATAATTGTTTTATTTCTTCCTGCCTCATCAGTAAATGTTGTTGAAGATGAATTTGTTGTGAAAGCTAAAGTTGTAGAACCAGTTATAGTTAAATTGTAGACACCAGAAATAGCGTTATCAATATCTTGTAAGTTTACATTTGTAATGGCACCCCATGTTCCAGAGTTTTCGCCAGTTGCTTGTAAGTTTAATCCTAAATTACTAAATGTACTTGCCATATTATGTTCTCCTTATCACTTTTTTAAGGTTTTGTCATCAAGGTAATTGTACCCATGTTTGACCAGTTGTAACATTAACAGTACTCCAAGTTTGGCTTGTAGTAGCATTAATAGTACTCCAAGTTTGACTAGTTGTAGCGTTTACCGTACTCCAAGTTTGATTTGGATTAGGTGTAATTGCAGACCAATTTTGACCTGTTGTTGGATCTATTATAGACCAAGCATATACAATAGGATTTCCAGCACTTAAAGTCAATCCATTTCCTGTAGGAATTACAATATTGCTACTAATAATAGATAAATTACCAACACCTAAATTTACTTGATTTCCAGTTACAGGTATTCCTATTCCAATTCCAACAGTTCCAGCATTTACAGTTACAGAATTTCCAGTAGCTGCAAGAACGTTATTAGTTACTAAAGTAGGTATTCCTGTTTGAGTAGAAACTTGACTTCCAACTACTTCATATTTAACTTGAGTATTTATAGTAGGTGTTCCTGTAGAAACAATTACACTTGATCCTGTAGCAGTAACTCCTAAACCTAAATTAATTGTAGGTGTTCCTGTAGATACAGTTACACTTGATCCAACTGTTGTAACATAAATTCCAGAAGAAGTTGTAACACTTCCTGTAGATAAATTAATTTGATTACCTGTTACATCAACATAATTCTTACCAACAATAGTTGGAGTACCAACAGATACAGTTACACTTGATCCTGTTACATTTATAATAGTTGGTAAATTAATAACAACTTGACCTGTTGCAACTTGAAGACCGTTACCTGTAGTAACTATATTTTGATCTAATTTAAATGTAACTGTTCCAGTAGATGATGTTAATTCATTACCAACAACAGATTCTGTAAATGAATTAGCTTTTACACTTGGGTTTTGAACTAAAAATTCTAATAAATTGGTAGATGCAGTTATATTCTGTTGTGTAGATATTGTTGCATTATTGACTGTTAAAGTTAATTGTTCACCTGTTAAAGTTGCAACTGCTTTACCTGCAATTTGTAATGTTCCTGTAGATATTCCAAGAGAAGCTGAAGATAATACAACATTAGCTGTAGCTATAATTGCCACATCTCCAATAGTAATTGTATTTTGATTTCCTGTTACATTTATATTTTGATTAGTTACAAAATTTAAAGTTCCAGTAGCTAAAGAAAGAGCATTACCAGAAACTGTAACAGTATTATTAGTAATTAAATTTAAAGTTCCTGTTTGAACTGTAACTGAAGTTCCTGTTGGTACAACATTTGCTGATGCAATAATAACTACAGGAGCAACTGCGCCACCCCATGTGTCAATACCCCAAGCATCATAACCCCAAGGTTGAGTTTCAGGAGCATTTATATTTAATTGTAAATTTGGATCAGGAGTAATGGCACTATAAGGACCTGTTCCCCAAGTAGATGCATCCCAAGTTGGTTGGAAAGTTCCACCGACACAAACATTTACATCAGTGGCAATACCACCCCAGTTAATTGCATCCCAAGTATATTGACCCCAGTAAGTATTTGTAGCCATAAATGTCCTATGGCAAAATTACTAAGAGATTCTTAGAACCGCGCTTGTTGAGTTAGCTGTTGGGAACTGAATAGTAAAGTCGCCGTTAGTTGAAGTTTTGCTACCACCAAAATCTAAAACAACAACAGCTTTACTAGACTGTGTTGTATTATAAATTAAACAACATGAAGCTGTTAATGTTGCAGTAGAAAAAGTTGCATTATTAAAACTAATGAAAGAAATATTTTGTGCAACTGTCACTGTAGAGTTAACTAGTGTAGTTCCACTTGCAGTATATCCAGTACCACTTGCTTCGTTAGTTGTAATGTAATTTGTTGTGCTAGCAGAAAAACCAGTCACAGTTGTGTAAAGTGCTAATTTAAAAGTGTTACCTGATGTTGTAGAAAAATTATGTGTTGCTGTGAAAAGTTCTTGTTTAAAACTATCCGGTACTATATTTGCCATATTAACTCCTTGTTATTTTCCTGGTGGTGGAGCATCCACAACAACTCGTGGTTCCCCATCAACATATTCGTCTCTTCTTCTACGACCTGTCTGTTCAACACCAAAAGACTCACGTGCCTGTTGGTATGATTGTTCAAACATCTGTACCATATTATCAGGACCTTTGATATATTTATATACTTCTATCAAACTTCCATACAAAAGTAAATCCTGAGCATATACAGATACATAGCTCGTACTTGTTGTACTAGAGGTAATAGTAGCAGGTTGTTGATAATATGCAATATTAATTGCATAAGCAGCATCTGGCGTAGGTGCTACAAACCAAGTCGTAGCGTTCCAATTAGCCCAATATTTAGGTTCTGCATAATAAGTAGATGATCCTGGTTTATTATTATATTCAGCTAACCAAGAACTATCTTTTTGTAATAAATTAACAATTTCACCACTACTATTAATCATTTCTACGTATCTAATATTACGTAAACCTGATGGTACTGATATTGTTGAAGTTCCTGTAACTGTAATAGAAGAGGCATATAGTCTAAATGCATCTATATTAATTTCTCTATAAATTCTATTTTCTGTATTTTGTACAACAATAGCAACTGTAGAATCAGATAACATATTGCTATCTAACTCTGAATAATTTCTAATCTGGTCTCTTAAATCTCCGTAGTTCATATCGTTTGTGCCGTTACATTTGGTCCACCAATAACTGAATTCATTGTAGCAGTTCCTGATGAAGCATTAAAGCTATAATTATTTGCATTAATAACTGTAATTGAATAACCTGTAGTTGTTGCAAGTACACTTGCTTGAAATCCTACAGAACTATTAAAATTATTTAAAGCATTAACATTTGAAAATACCACAGTATTTCCAGTTATTCTACCATGATTATAATCATTAACTCTAATTGTTGAACTTCCTGATGTTACTACAAAAGGATTATTATCAAGTTCTACTGCAGCAGGACCAATAGTCACACTTCTACCACCAAAATAACCAGAAGCATTTGCTGTAGTTGGTAAATTGATACTATAAGTATCTGAACTAACTGAAGTTAATGTAGAACCAATTGTTGTATTTAAAACTGGAATAGTAAAACCATTTCCTGATAATGAACCTGTTATAACAATAGATGTACCAAGTTTATTACCGTGACCTGGGTCATTAATTAAAATAGTTGAACTTCCTGAAGTTGATAAAAAAGGATTATAAGCAAGTTTAACTAATACCGCTGGTTCAACTCTATCTGGTCGTGCATTTTGTAATCCTTGCGGATCATTACCTGGTAATTTAGGTTCTAATTGAGGTTGTTTAGGTTCGTATTCTGAAATATGTACAAATGATCCGTTCCACTCGGTTACCATTTCTTGGTAAGGAAACCTCTGTCCAGATCTATCTGATATAGCCCAAGATTTCTTCCCAGTTGAATACGTAGTCATTACATTCCATCCCCAAAATAATTTTTAGGTGAAATATATAAAGATGTTCTTTGACTATCTTCTTGTAAAGCTCTTTGTAAATCGTCTTCGTATAACATTCTTAGTTGCTCAATTCTTTCCGGAGCGTGTTTAACTGCTAAATAATAAGCAAGTCCAGAAGTTAGAGCTGGTAAAAATCTAAATACTACATTTGGTGTATTTGTATAAGTTCCAGCGTCTTCAATTCTAGCTAAATAATAAAATATAACTTGATAATTGCTTGGATTAGAAGAATTAGAATAATTAGATCCTGCCGTTTGATATAAAAATATACTAGGATTTACAGTTCTTTGTACATAATACTGTGAAGGTGTTCCTTGTGATAATTTATTAGGTAAAGCTGCATAAGCAGATCTATCTATTTTAGATAATGATATATCAACAGGTGCAGTAGTAACTGTATTATTTCTAACGTAAGCTTCTAGAACATCATTTATATTATTAGGAAAATTAGTAGGATCAGCTGCATAATTATATTCAGCTTGCCCTAATACTAAATTAACAGTTGCTTTTTCAACTTTCCATAAATGGACGCCTCTGTTATCCCACTCAGATAATAATAGATTTATTGATCTTCTAGCTGATTTTAATTGATATCCACTTCTACTTCCATCAATACCTATACGTTCATAAGCTTCTTGAATAAGCTCATCAATATCCAGATTAAATGAAGTAGTTCCGGATGTAGCCATTTTATTACTACTTATCTATAAATAATACAGCGCTTAGTGCAGAAGAATTTCCTGTTATACCAACACCATCTACACAACCTACTGCATTGTTAGAACCATATAATACACCATCTTCTGGTATATATACAGATTGTGTTCCACCAGCTCCTACTTGAACGATGAAATATACTTGTGTGTTAGTTGAAGAACTAACAGTTGTAGCATTTGCTAAACCATTAATAATCATACTTCCAGAACTTCCAGTTGATTGAACAACTAATCCTCTTAAACGTGTTCTACCAGTAAACGCAACAGCATTTGTGCTTGATGATGCTATGTATATCGGTTTGACGTCACTTTTATAAGACATAAAAATCTCCTTGTATTTTCTAGGAGCCCCGGAGAGCTCCTAAAAAAGAATTTTTAATTACAGACCGTTTGTGCCTGATACTTCACCAGGTTGTGCAGTTCCGTCCGCAAATGTATATGAAAATACACCTGTAACGTTACCTGTACCTGCTGTAGATCCAACACTTCCTACAACTGTTGTATTAGCTGTAAGTCCTGCTGCAACTACTAAAGTTCCAGTAAGTGCAACTACACCTTTAGCACCAGTAACTAAATTATTAGCAATACCTGTTGTACTGCCCGCTGATCCTAAATTTACTGTAGTTGTTGCTCCACCACCTGAAGTAGTTAATACCGCAAAACTAAGTGGTATAGCACCTTGTGGTAATACGAATGGAACGTTAGAATTTACTGTTGCTCCGATTGATACCGCTGTTGCTGTTGTTGTTGATGACAAGAAAGTAATAACTTCAGATGCAACTAAAACTCCTGGTGCAACACCAGAACTTTTATCTTGTCCGCCGTAAGTTCTTACATATCCTTGAAATGTACTTCTATTTGCCATGTTTTTATCCTCCTAAATAATCTAATGTAGTCTCTAGGCCGTCGACTATACGCGTCTACATCAGATGTTAATGTATAGTGATTGAAATATAACTTAATTTATTGAATAGTGCAAGAGATCCCTGCATCAAAAATGATGTTTTTTACCTTATTTTGTAACTAGTCTTTAACTAGCTACTGAAAAATCAGGAGCAGCTATTTCAACTTTAATCTGTCTGTAAGCAATTTCTGCTTCAGCCATCTTAATTTGGTTAATAACAGAACGAATTTCTTCGTCTATTTTAACCATGTCTAGAGAGTATTTTCCCTCTTCAACATGAGCTTGTTCCCAATCAAGTTCTAATAACCTTTTCTTCTTGTAAAGGTTTTGTACTTGATCCATCTACAACCTCCTCATAGGTTATGTAAAAAAAGTTACTAATATGTTTATTAGTAGTACTTTTTTCTAATTGTTCTTTACTTATTTTTCCCAGAAAGTCAAGTACTTTCTGATGTAAAGATTCTGTTGAATTTATGGGTTCAGATTCCAATGTAAATTGGATTTTAGTGCCATTTATAAATAGTTTTATTAGGTAGGTCATCTTCTCACAGATGTTTTTATAGGTATTTACAGGGCGAGTCAAGCCCGCCCTGTAAATTAAAGTTATTACGCTCCTGGAGAACCGTACATTCCTCTTGGATCCGAGAATCCAAATGAATATCTTTCTCTAGCTTTGTATCTAACGTTACCTGTATCGAAATCACCTTCCATCGATGTTCTGATAGGAGATCTTTCAAAATACTTCATACCGTTTGGTACATCTGTTTTGATAAAGAATGCATCAGAATCTGTTAAGAAGTGATTTACAGTGTATCCACCAGAAACCATTCCCATATTTCTAATTGCATTGATATCGTTATCAGAAGTTCCAACTCTACCAGCAGATTTCATTAAACGATCAGCTGTAAATTGCAATTGCACAGGAATTACTAATTTCATTCCTTGAGCAGCAACTTTTAAGCCACGTTCATCAGTGAAGTTCGCGATGTCAATCAACGACTGTTCTAATGAAGTTTCGTTTAAGTCTGCAGCTGTAGCTAATGTATTACTGAAAGTTCCAGAAATAGTAGCGTGAGTTGTAGAGAATAATGGAGATCCATCACCACCTGGGTAGGAAGTGCTGAAACCATTATTTAGAACGTTAGCAGCTGTTACTTGCTTAGTATTCGCCATAGATCTAGCTAATGCTTTTGTATATCTAGACGCAAGTCTGTCATACAAGTTGTCCTCAATCGCTTCTTCAGTGATTGCGAACGCAAGAGCTATCGTATTGTGCGTATATCTAGCAGTGAAGGTTTCATTAGCTTGGTCATAAGACACGCCAGATCCTTCAGCTTTTATCGCAGCATTACCAAATCCTGATAACATAACTTCTTCTTCAAATGCTCTTTCAGAAGTTTCTTTATCGAAGATTTCTTCGTGCTCGTTTTCGTAACGTTTATATTCAAGTCCAAACAGAGCGTTTAAACCTGGTTCTAGTTCTTTAACTAGTTGTGATCGTGATATAGCCATAGTTTATATACTCCTTATAGTATTGATTGACCTGATTTAATCTT